TTGATATCTTTTTTAGATAAAATTTTCCTATCAATTAGATATTGTTCATAAACATAACTTTTTTTATTTGTATAATGAATAGCAAAAAATTCTATATAACTGATTGATATTGGAAAACATTCTTTTGCAATTTTAGTGGTCTCTCTGTTTGTTTTTAAACAAATGGGAGACCGATCTTTATATCCAAGTTTAATAATCAATCTTTCAAAATCTCTTCTTACTTTTGGTGGATAAATTTTGCTCATAGTGGGCGCAATTTTAAATCTTGATCGTATCTTGCATAACAAAAACCATCTGATTTGAGATCTCCAAATCCAAGTCTTTTATTCCACAATGCTCTTTGCTTTGTTCCTTCATCCATTGATTCGCTTGTGAATCCTTTATTAATTTTTGGACCGTATGGATTGGAAACTAGCATATCACCTTCTCTTGGTTCGAACTTTACAAATCCATTTGTAAACCAGTTCTTTACATCTTTAATAAAATAACCAAAGATCGCTCTTCTTTCTTCCAACGTAAATTCTGTTGGGTCATTTGTATAAACAACTTTCCAATAAACTTCTCCGATTCTTGTTTTTTCACTAAAAAGAATGTTTTCAGCAAGTGATGAAATTCGTTCTTTAATATTTGGTTCGTGATAGCTTTGATAAAATTCAGTATAGAGATATGACTTTTTATTGTAATATGGTATAATAGTATTATAAAACCCCATTGCCTTTCCACTAGGCAAAACATAATTAATTTGCTTGGTTACTTTCTCTTCGAAATAGACAGGTGATCTGTCTTTATAACCAAGATCTCTTAAAAGTTTTTCAAACTCAAGTCTTTTTGATGGTGGTTTTATAAACACTTGACAAAATTAAATAGATACAGTATATTATACCACAAATGGAAGATTGGCCGAGTGGTTGATGGCGATAGTCTTGAAAACTATTAACGTTAATAGCGTTCCAGGGTTCGAATCCCTGATCTTCCTTGTTACAAATATTACATAATTTAAGATTTTCTTAAACACTTTTTTGATATCAACACAATAACTTGACACTGTAAAAAGAAAAACTATTATATAGTAGTATACTTACTTATAACCCTATGGATCAGCACACCTATGAAAACTGGGTGAAGATCAAGGAGACCTTCGAACAGTCTGGAAATACAGACAATATGTTCTACAAAAGAGCAGTGGAAATCGCTAAGACCAGAAGAGACCCTCTGGCAAAATTTCTTGGAGACGAGAAGTGATGGAACCACAAGACGAATTAGTAAGTCGTGCCGAAGTTCAGGAGATGATCGATGCAGCAATACGACGACACAACCGTAATGCTTCTATCATTAGTATGTGCGTTGGTTGGGTGGTTCTTTCTTTATTTGCTGAGGGACTTTTAAGACTCGTGGGTGTTATTCCACCTGTACTACCATGGCTCAACATTACCCTGAAATAATAGGTATTGTCCTATTATTGGTGTTTGCTGCCACAATGTTTTATCAAGGCACTTGTATTATCAGAGGGCAGCGCGGTTATTCTTTACGTGACTATATGAAACAAGATAGCACAACTATGCGTAAAAGAATAGAAGAACTACTCAAAGACAAATGATAACTCTTACAGAAAAAGATTTACAAGAATTACAAGAAATAGTTTTAAGACAAAAAATGGATGAATTATTTGAGGAACCATCTACCTATGAGGATGAGAAAGATGACTAAAACTTTTATATCTTCACTTTTACTTTTTGGTTCTATTGCATTATTCGTTTATTGGGGACTCACACACGCATATCCAGGAGTTGTATGAAAGTAGGATTAATTGGATTAGGAAGAATGGGTGAGGGTATGTCTCGCCGCATGATGAAAGTTGGTATTGAGGTTTGGGGATATCGAAGGAATTATGAAAAAGCAAAAGAAGCATATGAAAATGGATATGTAAACGGCGTCACAACCACTATCGAAAATCTGGTAAAAGTTGTTAAGCAAACAAAAAACGGTGGGCAACAACCTGGCATTTTCCAGATGGTTGTGCCCGCCGAAACAGTAGAGGAGACGATCAATGAGTTACTACGATATTGTGGTGAGGGAGATATTATTATTGATCATGGCAATAGCAATTTTAAAGACAGTCGGAAAAGAGCAGAACGTCTGGCAAAGGTGGGTATCCAATATATTGATTGTGGCACTAGCGGCGGTGTTTATGGTCTGGATCGTGGATACTGTCTTATGGTTGGTGGGGGAAATACTGCGGTCGCCGCTTGTGCGAGCATTTTTGATGCCCTTGCCCCAGGAATCAATGCTGCCCCCAGGACTCAATTTAACTCAGACGTAACTTCTGCTGAGTTTGGTTGGTTGCATTGTGGTGGTCCAGGTGCAGGACACTTTGTTAAAATGGTTCATAATGGAATTGAGTATGGAATAATGCAGGCATACGCAGAAGGATTCAATATTCTCAAGAACGCTAATGCAGGTGCCAAGTATGTCAGAGAAGGAGATGCAGAGGTCGCCCCAATGGCAGACCCTGAAAGTTATTGTTATGACATTGACGTTGCTGAGGTGGCTGAGTTATGGCGTCGTGGTAGCGTGGTTGGTTCTTGGTTACTCGATCTTACTGCTGATGTGCTACGCAGGGATGGTAGCCTTAAACAGTTCTCTGGAGGCGTATCCGACAGCGGTGAGGGTCGTTGGACTGTTTCTGCCGCTGTGGATTTGGGGGTTCCCGCTCCTGTCATTACTACTGCACTATTTGAAAGATTTAACTCACGCAATCTCGGATCTTTCGGAGCAAAAATCCTAAACGGGATGCGTTATATGTTTGGTGGACATCACGTAAGATAAAGGAGTCAACAATGGAACGATTTAAAGATTTTTCGGAATATGAACTCAAGCTCTTAGCAGATGCAGTCTGGACAAGACAAAGGCATTTTATTGCTGGAGATAGAAGATTTAAAGAGTATGGAGCACTTCTTGGTGAGATTCAGAAATTGGTCGATTACAAACCAGGTGTATTTCTATGAAAAAGATCAACGATACAATTCTATTAGTCACGATATCAATCATTGACTTTCTGTATCGTGACCTACCCATACAAAGATTCTGGGTACTGGAAACAATTGCCAGAGCACCATACTTTGCTTTTGTCAGTGTGTTACATCTCAAAGAATCATTAGGACTGAGAGACTTATCACACTACTACTTAATGAAAGAACACTTTGCACAAACACTCAATGAAACCGAACACCTCATCGAAATGGAGCATCGTGGCGGAGCAGATCGCTGGGTTGATCGCTTTTTCGCTTATCATTTGGTTCTCATCTATTATTGGATTCTGGTGGTTTATTATTTTGTTGCTCCTGTGTCTGCTTATCACTTAAACGCAGGTATTGAGTTTCATGCTACAGAAACATACTTAGATTATTTCTGGGATCATCCAGAAGACACTAGAATAGGTGAGATCGCAGTGGATGAAATCAATCATTATATTGAACTCTCAAGAGCAATGGAGATGGTCTGATGTTATTAGCAAAAGCACTTTTATTTGTTTCAATTCCTTTCGTATTAACAACTCTTTATTTCGGAACAAAAGGAGGGTATTATGATACCGAAAAGTATAAAGGAAACGGAACCGCACATTAGACAGCGGTATCACTTTGCCGCATCAGCATTTGTGAGAATGTGGGGGCATAGTTCATTACACGATCGCCGTATCGTAGAATTCTGTGAGGTATGGGCATATAGAACTGAAAATGCCCCATTAGATGATAGGATAGTGGATCAATATTTTTATTATGAGTTTAAGACCTGGAGAGGATACTGATGGGACACTTTGCACGATGGGTTCTAGAAAACCCTTATACACTTGGGTTTCTTGGATATATTTTGATTGTTCTGCCTATTATGGGTATTTGGGCAATTCATAAATACGAATGGCAGCACTGGGCTCCGTTTGACAAGGGGCACAAGAAGTAGTATAATTAGTTCTGTAATCAACGGGGTGTAGCGCAGTTTGGTAGCGCATCCGCTTTGGGAGCGGGAGGTCGAAGGTTCGAATCCTTTCACCCCGATTGCCAGTTTCTTCACTGGCACACTTGACACAAAAACCCAAAACACTTATAATAACTAGGTCAACAAACAAAACAATGTCTCTGATCCAAAAATTCAAGAAAGATGTTAGCACTCTTCGCCTTGCTGCTAACGGGGAAATCTACCTTGATGTAAAGAATCCGAAACTTTATAAAAAGGTTCGTCGCTTTTATGAAAATGAAGGTGTCGTATTTTCTGGTGACCCTCTTGACGACTACGATATTCTTATGGAGTGTGTCGCAGGTGATCTTGAATCTGTTGAGGTAGTATGATTACAAAACTTCCGAAGGTTTTGTTGGAGCGTGAAGGATACCGTTTTATTGAAGCGGGTATTCTAGAAATTAATGGTAAACCCGATTATCGTTTACAAAAGAAAAACGAGTATACCAAACGCTGGAATGACATTTATCTTTTTGATAACGGTCTACAATGTATTACTGCAATGGAAGATATCGAGTATGCGAAATGGTTAGATCCAGATCGTGTGCCGTGCTATGTAAGAGGCACTGAAGAATATTGGGATTAGTCGTCACGGATGGACGTTAACAGCACTGGTCGGGAGCAAACCCCTTATGTCTAAAACAAGTATCCTGAGATATATCGGGAACTTTCTCCTACTACTTGGTTATCAGATCATGTTGTGGGGAGATTTTAAAAATGGTTTGATGATAAAGTTTATCGGGGGTTTACTCGGTATTCCTTTTGCTATCAAACTTAAACTTTGGGATGTGTTATTTTTAATCGCATTCTTTGGTATTACCGAGATATCAAAGTTAACCCAACTTTTCTTGGTTTCCTAAAACCAAGTGGTGGAGTCAATATGACCCTATTGTTTTCTTGCTTTTCTCAAAAGCAAGTGGTGCGGATGGGACTCTCTCCCGCCTGGTTTCCAATTTCCAGTCAAAGAATTGGTGGCGTGCATGAAAGACCTAATGGGAGAGTTGCATAAACTCTCCTTTTTTAGTATAATAATGTGAAAGCTTTTTTTATATGAAGATCGGTTTTAATTGTAGTTGCTTTGATCTTTTTCATGCTGGGCACGTTACGATGCTTAAGATGGAAAAGGAAATGTGTGACTATTTAAAAGTAGCACTTCAGGTCGATCCGACAATTGATAGACCTAGTTTAAAAAATAAACCAGTGCAATCCATTTATGAGAGATATGCTCAAGTGCAGGGGTGTAAATATGTGGATGAGATTCTTGTTTATGATACGGAAGCAGATCTTCTCAATCTAATCAAAACTCAGACTTTTCATATTAGATTTTTGAGTGAAGAATATAAAGATATTGATTTTACTGGGAAGCAATATTGTATTGATAATGATATCGAAATTTATTACCATTTGAGAAGACACCAATACTCAACTACAGAACTTAGAAACAGAGTTTACGAACTTGAGAAAGCAAAAAGAGAAGAAAAAGATATCAAAGATATTCTACAGTATTCTCCAGAACTTCTAGAAAAATACGGTCAAAAATGAGTATATTAGTTACGGGAGGGGCAGGATTTATCGGAAGCAATTTTCTCCACCATTTAGTTAAAGTTACCGACGAAGAAATAGTTTGTATTGACAAACTTACTTATGCGGCAGACTGGCACTATATTCCAAATCCTGTTAAACTTTATACAATTGATATTGCTTCCAAGTCTGCTTGTGATTATATTTTTTCCAAGTACAAAATTAAAACTATTTTTCACTTTGCTGCAGAAAGTCACGTAGATAATTCTATTAAAGATTGTGCCCCATTCATCCACACCAATGTGAATGGAACCGTAAATCTTTTAAACCTTGCTCTTAAGTATGAAGTGGATAAGTTTATTCACGTCTCCACTGATGAGGTTTATGGATCTATAGATTATGGATCTTTTACTGAGAACACAATCTATAATCCAAGAAATCCATACTCTGCATCAAAAGCAGCGAGCGATCATTTTGTAATGGCATATCATCACACTCACGGATTGCCAGTAAATATTACAAACTGTTCTAACAATTATGGTCCAAGACAATACAAAGAAAAATTTATTCCTCAAACTATTCTGAATATTCTTGCAGATAAAAAGATTCCTGTCTATGGTGATGGATTGCAGGTAAGAGATTGGTTATATGTTCAGGATCATTGCACTGCCTTAATTAAGGTTTGGAACAATGGTATAAATGGTGAGAAGTATAATGTTGGTGGTGAGTGTGAGGTTGCAAACATCGATTTGGTTAAAAAAATCTTACAGATGATGGGAAGGGGTGAAGATATGATAGAATATGTTCAGGACAGACCAGGACACGACCGTAGGTACTCAACGGACATCTCAAAAATTAGAGATACGTTGTTCTGGTCTCCATTGTATTCTTTAGAACACGGACTTAGAAGGACGATTGAGTGGTATGAAAGCAGTAGAAACTAAACTGAGTGGTGCTTGGATTTTTGAGATCAATCAATATAAAGATGATCGTGGATATTTTTCTGTTCCATTTAATCTAAAAAAGTTTCGTGAAGTCACTGATTTTCACGCAGATTTTTATCAAGATAATTTGTCTTGTTCCAAGAAAAATGTGCTGAGGGGTTTGCACTATCAGATTAAAAAACCACAAGGGAAACTTGTGAGAATTGTTCGCGGTTCTGTTCAGGATGTAATTGTTGATCTTCGCCAATCCTCAAAAACTTTTGGGCAGCATTTTTCGATTACATTGACTGATAAAAATAATCTTTCTCTCTGGACTCCTCCTGGATTTGCTCACGGATTTCTTGCTTTGGAAGATGATACTCAATTCTTCTATAAAGTTACGAATGAGTACAGTCCTGAAAATGAAAGAACTCTTTTGTGGAATGATCCTGAATTGGGGATTGAGTGGAAGATCGATGGTGAACCTCTTCTTTCTCCAAAAGATGCTGAAGGAAAAACTCTGAAAGATTGTGAGAAATATGCCTGATAAAATTTCCGTTTATGGTGGCACAGGATTCGTTGGTAGTGTTTTTTCTCGTCTTTATGCCGATGATGTCATTGTCATTCCTCGTGAAGAGCGTCAACCACAATCTAATAATATTGTTTACTTTTTAAGTACAACCAGTAATTACAACGTATTTGAGGATTTGCATTTAGATATTAATACAAATCTAAATGTTCTAATGGAAGTTCTTGAGTATTGTAAGGATACTGATACTATTTTTAATTACATCAGCACTGGATTTGTATATGGTAATGATATCCTAGACTCAAAAGAAACTGATCCTTGTGATCCAAAAGGATTTTACTCGATCACAAAGAGAGCAGCAGAACAACTACTTGTTTCTTTTTGCGAAACCTTTAACGTAAAGTATCGTATTATTCGTAGTGCTAGTATTTACGGACACGACAAAACGCAATCAAATACAAAGAATGTTTTGGGTCATATGGTGAATCTTCTCAAAGAAGATAAACCGATTACTCTTTACGATAATGGTGAATATTATCGTGATTATATGCACGTTGAGGATGTATCACGTGCAATTAGAACAGTGATGGACAAGGGAGAAATAAATTCGATTTATAATATTGGTGCAGGGTCTCCAGAACTTTATCGAGAGATTATTCTTCTTGCAAAGCAAATGCTTCTTAGTAAGAGTGAAATTATATCTGTAGAAACACCAGAGTTTTATCGTAGAGTTCAGGCAAAGAATTTCACTCTGAATGTTAATAAATTGCGTTTATTAGGATTCCAAGTATCTATACCTTTGCAGGATGGTCTTGACTACTTGTGCTTTGACCATCTTCCTGATATAATGTAAAAAACTGTCTTTTTGTATGAAACATTTAGCACTTGGATTTTGTTCCTTGCGACCTGTTCAGTTATCTGATGAGGTTAATGATGCTAGAGAAGAAGAGTATCTGATCTGTCTCAAGCAACTTAAACGAGTTCTTCCAGATTCTTTTGATCTATTAATCTGTGAGAATACTATTAATGATCCTGAAGAAATTAGAAATGATGAACTGAGAGAATTTCTTTCGGAAGAAGAAATGTGTGTCACTGGAAGTGAAGGAAATATCGGAACAAAAAACAAGGGTATGGGTGAGTTATTGATGCTCAAAACTGCCCTTGATGAAACTGACCTAGATAACTATAAGAATATTTCTTACATCACGGCAAGACGTTTCTTTACTTGCCCATACGTTTTTGAGAGAACAGAAAGACTAGAGAAACAAGCACTTCTATCAAATCCAGACTTTGCATTTCTAAATGGTAAGTTTGTAGAGAGTCATAAACAAGGACTTTATAATGATATGTTTTTCTCGATGAATGCTTCTGTTATGCTTGATTATGCAAATTATGCTATAAACTATATGGA